GGTGCTGGTGGCACTTCTCCTTCAGGTGCCGGTGGTAATTCACCTTCAGGTGCCGGTGCATCAACTTGTTCTTTTAAAATATAAGAATTAATTTGATTGAACCTTTTAAGTTCTTCTATAATTTTTTTATCAATATTCATTACGTTAATTTTAACCGTTAAGTAATGTCTTAACACCTGTTGGTGTTTCGACTTTTAATGTTCTGTTAGTTTTCATAGTATTGTCAACTCTTTCAATAAGTCCGTCTTTCATTCTTATTGTGTAACAATCACCGGTATCTAAATCACAAACTTCCTGATAACCGTTTCCGTTATCCTTTTGAGTGATTCTTGTATCTTTTTTTAGATAGTCGTCTAAAAGTGCTTTCATGTTCATATTATTTTATATATAAATATATCGTTTGTTTATAAAATTATGGGAAGTACGTAGTAGCTAACCCAACTAATTCTTTATATGCGTTGTAAACGTTTGGTAGGATTGTTTCGTTTTGTACATTTTGAAGTACGAAGTCTTTTATTTGACTAGCACTTTTTCCTGTAAATCCGTATCCAGTATCCCAAGTTGCGATTATGAACTGAGCGATAGATTCTTTAGTTGTTTCCAAATCATTACCAATATTTAGTAATTTTAATTCAGTTATTATAGGACCTAAATTTTGATACAATTTGTAAGCAATTTGTATAGAATCGATTGGTTGGTCAAATGAAAATAGTGGGTTAGTTACGTTATCTATACTTGTACAAACCAATGAATTTAATTTTGGGTCGTCGCTATATGTATTTATTCCCGTCAACTCAAATAGGTTATTATTAATTGGTTGTACTAAGTTTTCTTCGAACCCATTAGAAGATCTTGTAATTGCTATAACGAATAAAGTAATACCTATATTTTTATCTAATGAAGGTAATGTTTTTATTAAATTAGCCAACTGAACAAATGTTAAACTACTTCTTGAAATCGCAACAAAAGGTAATGATTCATATTTAGAACTAACAAGTAATTGACACTCATCTTCAGGTTTCAAAGTTGTACCAACAGCTTCAGGTTGATCTAAAGAAGTTGTTGCTCCTGAAACCGCAGAAATAGGGTTTGGTTTTTGTAATGCAATACTTTTATATTTTTCTAAATAATTTTGTTTAATGTATGTTGCCATACTTTCAGGTTTTGGTAACTCATATATTGGCATTCTTGTTCCTTTGAATGTTGTTTCGAAGCCCTGTCTTGTTATTCTATGCTCAATGCTATAAATTTGATAAGACCCATAAAAAAGAGGTACATGTCTTAAATTAAAATACATCATTGGTTGTATCATAACATTACCCAACGAAGTAACTGTACAACTATAAGAAGAACTTAGATATAAAGAGTATAAAGATGATGTTTGTTGAGAAATCTGGTCACCGTTTACACCATTAGCTATTTGGTCTCTCACCAAAAATGTTGCCCCTGTAGGTTTTTTTTCATCCATACCTAACTCCAAACTTGTAAACATATTTTGATTTTGTATTCCAAAATCAACTGTAAATGCAACTACTTTATTTGATAGTGAAAAATTATATGGTGGTGTTACAGGTATCCTAACGGGACATGTTGACGGATTTCTGAAATCATAACTATCATCATTATATAATACAGTGTTGTTATTTGATTTTGGGTGTTCTGATGTTTTCCCCACATACATTAATACAAACTTAGGACTTGAGTCAATATAATTTACTTCAGTATATGTACCAAATAACGAATTAGGAAGGTCTATTGGTTTAGGTTGTGCGTTAGGAACTGGAGATTGATTACCATAAAAATTTATATAAGCCGGCATAGCATAAAACAACATATTATCAATCACACTCATTATTGTATCTATCGTGTCAAGGATTGTCATGGTTTTACGTTCCTTAAGAAGTTTTGCAATTTGAACAACGTTAACCGTCAAATCTGACCCGATGTCTCCATTACCAGCATTAACAAAAACAAAGTCTTCAAAAATAGTTTTAGATTTGAAGTCTCCTCCTGAAATCCACTTGTCGTTGAAAGCTTGAAAAGTGTTGTAAGTACTCAATTTTGTAACATTACCACTCACATTAGAACTAACACCTTCAATCTCTGTTTTGGTGTTTGGTAAGTTTCTATTAAGTTTAGACGATATTTCCCTTACCATGTTACTTTGTAAAGAATTCAGTTCATTTAAATACTGATTGTAATTCTCAAAAAAGGTGTCTTTATCCCATACCTCACCGTTATATAATGTTGTATACTTTTCTTTTGCATATATTTTTATTAAAGGATAAAGTGTTTGTATGTTTGACGTAGTAAATGCAATATTATTATCTATAAAAAAGTCTGTTATTGTGGAACCCGTATCACTATAAGTAACAAACTGATTGTTTGAATAACCAACATACTTTTGTAATTCAATCCAAGCCTCACTATTGTTGGATTGACTATTTAGTAAACTATTATTAAATCCATCACCAGGCAAAGTTCCCAAAACGTATTCATCGAACGCAAGTGATTGGGTAGGTTGTAAAGTAGGGTCAGTCGAAAAACTATTAAATAATTTTCTATTGTAGTTACTCGGGTTTCCTATTTTTAATATACATTCAAAATTGATAAATTCTTCTAACTTTTTTGACATATTAATCTGTTGAACTTGTGCTAAATTCTCTGAATCAATACTTTCTTGATTAGTTATAGGATTTGTTAAATCAGTTTCTTTTACTTTAAACAGGTTTACTATTTGGTCTTTAAGTCTTCTTTGTTTTATATTTTTTATCTTGTTTGAATCTATATAATCAGGAGTTGTTCTTTCACCACTAAGAACTAGTATGTCGGAAGCATCAGCATTCGGGTCGCAAAATCCTAAAAACGCCTTTTCAAACTCGTCAAGTATTTGTGGATTAAATGTTCCGATTAAACGACTAATGTCGTAATACGAATTAAGACTATACCCAATATACTCTTGCGGTGTTGGTTTTGATATTTTTGTATTATCAAAATATCCAAAATTTGGAAGTCCCCAAATTCCTCTAACAGACCCGTTATACATTGCATCATTATTTGCAATTTCCGTTTTTAATTTTTTTGTCGTAGTGAAGCACTCTAATGTTGTTTGATTAAATGGTGAACCTCCGTTTGATGGTACGGTAATAAAAACTTTATTATCTTTATCGACCATAGGGTTTTTATCAAAAATAAAATATTGAAAGTAAGAATTAATAGCTATCGACCTATCTAAGTTATTAGAGTCACCACTATATGGCATAAAAAAGGACGATTTACTATTAGTACCAATTCTAAGTTTGTTTTGATTATACGCTTCCTCAAATTCAGATAATGAATAATTTGTAAACAAATCTTTTTTAGTGAAGTACCAATAAAAATTATTAATTAATTTAGGATAAAATCCTAAATTGTATTTTTCAATACTCTGAGTATTAGTAGGTGGTGTAAATAAAGTTTCAAACGCACTGAATGTAGTTGTACCTCCAGTGTAATTCTTAATTGTATATTGAGTAGATAAAGACCCAAGTGTTGGGTCATAATTATTTAGATAGTCAAAATCTTGCCAAACATCATCTAGTATATCTATAGTTTTATTTGATTCTATCCAAGTTTTATATCTATGCCAAATGGCACCATATTTTAAAATGTAATAATATGGCATTTGATGAATGGCTGAAAATTTAGAAAATGTTGTTAATAAATCGACACTTATATTATTATTATCGAGTGACCTGATTGTATCATTATCATTTGCAATCGAAGAAAGAAAAAGGTAACCTAAAGAAACATATGGATTAGAAATCCCATTTTTTTCATTTTCAACCCCTTTTAAAATTGAATTTATAAAATATGGAGTATTAATAAGTGAAGTTACTTGGTCAGAAGTTACTAAACCAGAATAGTTTGTTGAAGTAACATCAAATTCTGTATAGTTCGCGTATTCAAATTGACCATACTTTTTACCAAAATAATTTGTTAAGTCTATTGCACTTTTTATTGGTGTTGGTGTATCTGGTATTGTAAATACACTTGAATTAAAATTTTTATTTATAAAATACTCATAATAGTAGTTTAAAGTTAAATCATTACCTTGAGAATTTTCTTTCAATCTTGCAACAGTTTTTTTGTCTTGGAAAAAAATAAATGTGTTATCTGTAATATAAAATGTATTGGGATCAGAATCAGTATAAAGAATGTATGTGTCGAACAGGTTAACTCCGTTGGTTGTTGAATCTGTCAAATAATTTTTAAAATTATCAACTAATGGTACTGTTGTATCTAGCGTTAAACTACTTCCATCAATAGTGTCCATACTAAATAATCCATAGTCTTTTGATAATAAATTATTTATATAGTCTGTGGTAAAATTATCCCTCTCATAATTCCAATATTTAGTAGATGCACCATTATTTGAAATCGTTTTAAGGTAATCCTCTAATATTGTTAAATCAAATGGATTATTTTTTAATTTTTCTAATAACAACGGTTTATCTTTTATATTTTTTTGAATGTTGCTATATTCTAAGTCTGCAATAAACTTATCAACCTGTGGTCTTTGATAATTACCTCTAAACAGTTGGGTATAGTGTGATGTTAGAAAAGTTCTTTCCCACCACTCGTAGAAAAATGATATCTCACTTGGGTCTTCATATGGTATTGTACTGAATGGGAATTCTAAACTATTTGATGATGCATACTCTCCAATTAATTTTTGGTTGACGTAACTATATTTTTTACCAACGGGAGCTTTTAACGTTCCAGCCTCCAAATATTTCTCAGTAAAAAATACTTCAGGCCAAACAGTCCTATCAAAAGCGTTTGTTGTAGTAGCATAATTTGGGGAACCTAGGTATTGTATAACGTATTTATCAACACCGTCACTTGTTCTTTCTTTCACAAAATACGTTGGCCATGGGTAAATAACGTTATTTGTATTTTCTTGACCAACATAGTTTACTTGATTTTTAGAATCTATACCAAAATTATTACTAGCAGGTAAAATTGATTGAATTCTTTTGGGGTCATTTCTTTTTTGCCATGCGTCAAAGTGTGTTTGGTCCATCAACCTATAATAGGTATCAACACCTGCCATAATTATTGCAAATACGTTTCTAATTGTAGGTGTGAATCCCAAACCATCGGTTTCCGTTATAAGTTTGTCGGCTAGTAAATCTGAAAAGTTTTGTTCTATTGATGTTTTTTTCGCCTCTAATGTTGATTTTAATTTATCTATTTTAGCAAAAAAACTATTTGGGATGTAGTTTATATCCCCAATTTTCTTTTCACCATATGTAAAAAATGTAGGACTTAAAGCTGGATCATCAACAAGTTGACCTGTGTTTACATCTCTTACTTTACCAAAGAGTTCAAATTCTTTTGCAACTTGTGTTTTATAAGTATTCAACTCTTGGTCGGTGAAGTCATTTCTCTTCAATTTTTGAGATAGACTACTTCTATAATCGTCTTCTGTTAAGTCTGTGTACCAAAATTTTTTAACTATATCATTGACTGATAAATTTACAGGAATTGATTGTCCTTCAAATGTGGTGTTACCTATCTTATAGGTACCTTTATTTTCACCGGTACCAAATGATGTATTATTATTCAAATCCCTAACGGCCCCATTTATCTCTGCTTCAATATCCTTTACTAATTGATTTCTGAAATCAAAATCTATGTTTCTTTTATATGGATAATATATTTGATTGTTTTTGATAATAAAACTATCAGTGTCCAAATAGTTTGTAAGGACTTTATTATAAACAGTTTCGACTAATTCATTTAAGATATTATTAAATGTTTGAACATCATTAAGTACAGTAAAGTCTCCCTTTTCAATTGATTCTTGGACCGCTAAATCATAATTTTCTGCCCTTAAAAAAAACTCCTCTATTGTTAATCTAGGAAACCCTTTCGGTATCAAACCTTTTGATTCATATATACCATATATTTCTTCAAGTTTTTGGGCTCCAATTGACGTTTGGGTTATTTGCGTATTGACAGTTTGATTTGGTGTTGCACTACTATTTGTCTGTTCGGTTGTTTGAATATTTGTTGGAAACATTTTAGGAGCTACGATTGCGTAGTCTAAAAGTGTATCAGAAAGTAAACCCGTTAGTTTACCAATGAACTCCAAATTTATTAAATAATTTCCTGCCGATGCATCAAAAGTGGCATTGAAACTTACTAAGTTTAAAGCATACCTAATAGCTTTTCCATAATACCCTTTTAGTGTAAGATAAAACAAAGGGTAAGGCATATTGAAAAAAACAGAATAAAGTGATTTCTCACCTTGTTCAAATAGTGTTCTCCCTTGAACATCAATTAACCTCATACTTACTTTTGGTACTCCGATACTATTGACCGTAACGGTAATTGATTCAATACCTAAAAGTTGAGTATCTTCGTAGTTAGAAACATCTTTTGTTCCTTTAATGTTTCTAGTTGTTTGATTAGAGCTTTCGGCAAACCTAGCACCTTTACCCGTAAGTTGGTCAGTGTATGAAGTATCAAAAGCCTTTTTACCTTTTGGTTGTAAAAAATTAATTACTAAATCGGGGTCGTTTGTACTTGATAATAAACTAGCAACTGAACTACTAATAACGTCCAAAGTTTCACCAACAGCCAATTTAGTTCTAGGGACAACTTTAGTTTCTAAGTTAGCATAAATAACTAACTCTTCGTGGTCAACTAATCTGTCCTTTATTACATTATTTTCAACAATCTTATTTGGATCGATTGAAATAATGTTGTCATAGTCTGTTTCAACATAAAGTGGTTTTTTTGAAAAATTATCTGCCATAATAAAAAATATGTGTATCTACCGCATTTTTGTAGTCCAAAAGCGCACCTAATAATGGATAAGGTATAACTAAAATAGTTCCGTCAGGTATGTTAGTTTCCATTCCTCCAAATTCAGGGTTAGCCATAAGTATTAACCAACCAAAATAAGGTGACCCATATTTTTCAAAACTAATCTTATCTAACCTACTTCTGTTTGTTCTATAAATGTATTTTTGGTCTGACGGTCTTGTAGGTAATGTCACATAAGGAACAACTGTTTGTTGTCCATTCACAAAGAAATTCTGATATCTATTATAATACTGCATTTTAAACCATTTGTTTTTTCAAGTTAAATAAATTACCTGTTGAATCAACAGTTGACCACAAATCAAGAAGATTTTGTTCGTTAGCAGGGTTAATAGGCTCCTGTTTAACAAATGTGAAATTTCTTGCTTTATTTTTATTGAATGTTATATATTTGTTATTTGGGAATTTAGATATAAAATATTGGTCATTGAAATTTTTAAAATTATCTTCCAATGTCTGTTTTGACTTTTCGTATTTACTAAATCTTCCATTTGGAATTACTGTTGTTTGGTTACCCACTATGGACGCATTTACACCAATGTTAGCAAACATAAAACTCTTGTAATTAGAATAACTTAACGATTCTGTTATTGTTGATGTTACCTCATTCATAAATTTATTTCTATCTTGTAGAATTTCTTTACCAAATATCAAGAAAAATCTTACATCTTGAGGTGCTGTTGATTCAATATACACATCAAAATTAAAGTTGTCGTTGTAAATTTTATTAGGTCCATTAGGTATTATTTGATAATTCTCATACTTTTCATTTAGTTCATTTAGATCTGAACCGATTTTTAATAAATCATCTTTCAATTCATTATAAGTATTCAATACTCCAACACTAGTTGGGTCTACCTCTGTTGTTCCTGAAACATCATAGATAACAACACCACCTCTTTTATTTTTGTACCCATCAACTTGACTTAAAACAAAGTTTATTTGGTCTGAATTTTTTATAAAATTTAATTCTTCTTGTATTAATTTTGATGTGTTCTTTTCTAAAGATTGTAGATAAGCAGTTTTTCTGGCATCTACCATTTCTGTTAATTTTCTCTTAACTTTTCTTGTATCACTATTTGAAGCAAACCCTTGGTTTGTAAGTTGAGCAATCAAAGGACATAAATCATTTTCAATGTCTGTTTTTGCATTGTTAAACAAAGAATCAACTTTGGACTGGTAATTTACGGGTTTACCAAATATTTTAACTTCTTGTGGTGGTCCACCTAATAACCAATCAAACAAACCATCACTATAACTTCTTTGTGAAGTATATAAAATAAGTCCACCCCACAACAAATCATTTTTTAAATCATTCAATGTTGTGTTTATATTGTTAATATAATTTTCGGTAGATGTAATCATATTGTTCATATTTTCTTTATAGTTAATTTGTCCAATAACTTGTGACGTATTAACATCAAAAGAAGATGTCGTAATAGTACCAAGAGTCACTCCACCATCATTAACTGGTGGTCTTGTTAATGGAGGCACACCTGCTTCGTTTTTGATATCCTCAATTATTTGTTTTTCAAACTCTGGATTCAGTTGTTCCGTTTCAGTGGCTCTTTCATCATAAACTTCAGTGTTCGCGTAGTAATTGAATGATAATGAATTTTGAAGTTGGGCTACGGGTTCTTTTAGACCATGACCACCAATAAACTTAATTTGCATCGTAATTGATGCAATCATAGGTTGGACACCTATACCCTCTGGGTTAAGGTCGTATACCGCATCCTCGTATGAAATATCCAAACTTTCACACACGATTTTTGTATGGAAAAAGTCACCTATCCTTAAAATACAAATAGGTGGTGATCCGAAAGCACTATTATTAACGTCGTTATAAAGAAGTTGTGTGCCACCTTGTCCATTATCTACCGCAGTAGGTATCGTATCTCCCGGTCTCATACACTGTTGTAGGAATGTAAGTCGTGCATTTAAACCTTCAGGTGTTATTGAATGGAATACCGGATTAAAGTTTTTTATTCTGCTCTTGATTCCATCATAAATCATTGGGTCTTCTTCTCTTATCATTTCGAAGTAGTCACATTCACTTAAAAGTTTTCTTAACAACCTTTTTGTAATACCCTCCCTAAGACTATTAGTTAATGTTTGTTTTTTAACTTGCCTTACTACAGGTGAACTTTCTGATTGCGGTTGTGTATTATCCGTATTATCATTATCCGCAGCCAATGGATTTGGTATTTCTCCTTCAGGTTGTTCTGTGACATCTGTTGTCGGTGCTGATGGTGTGGTTGTTGGTGGAGGTGTTTGTTCTTTTACTCCAACTTTTACCCTTCTACACATCATACCTTGAACCGAGTATTTTAAAATTGTTGAGTTAGCAAAAGGTTTTGAACAGTCGATATCTCTGTAGTTCTCCTCATTAATTTCTAAATTTGAACCAGCACTTGATGTTGAAAATTCTAACAACTTTTTATCAACCATATCTTTCATATTCAAATCACCTTCAGTAAAATCTGTAATCATTTTAATTACTGAATCAGTCCTTCTTTTTGAAAGTGAGTTATTGTATCCACTCGCCCCACTGTTGTTTGAGTTAGCAGAACCAATAACTTCTAAAACTATTTTATTTCCACCATCACATAGAGTTAAAATTTTAGAAAGTAGTTCTTTGAATGTGTCGTACTCCTGTTGAGCGAAACTGAAAACATCATCCAATGACGATTTCCTTGTGTCTATATAATCCGCAAAAGAGAAATTAGAAGGTGCGTTTGTTACTAAATTACCATTATAAAAATAAAGTTTGTTTGCAAAACCACCTGGTGCTGTACCGGCAGAATCATAATCTGATTTAGCATCAATTAATTCATCAAAATATTCTTCATATGACCCGTCAGTATCATTCGAACTTGGTTTTGCTTCTTGAAATAGTAATTGTATATTTTGGTATGATTCGGTTTTTAAATCTTCGGCGATTGTTGTTTCACTTTCCGATGGTTGTGAACCTTCCTCCAAATTAACATCAGTCTCAATAATTGTTTCTGATTGTGGTGTTTCGTTTGGTAATTCTTTAGCTACTTCTTGTAGCGTTTCGTTAGACAACGTTGATACCACATTATATATGTCATTTAAACTGAATGAACCATATTTTCTTAATAGGTCGTATATGTCATACTCAGTACACCCCGCAATAAACGAATCAATAACTTTTGTTGCGACAGAAGTATTCTGTGATTCTAATTCTCTTTTTACTAAAAGGTTCATGATTGAAGGGTGGTCAACAACTATTTTCCATTTTATAGTACCAGTTCTTTCTGTACTTTTGTATGTGTAAATTGGTTCGGGTCTACCTAAAAAAACATTTGCTTCCCAATCCGCTCGAGAACTCTCGTCGAAACTCAAGTCATATGGTGGAAACCACATAATTCTACCCCCGTTTGGTCCAATTTCACATCCAGGTAAATCATCAACAGTAAATCCTGGTTTATTGGATGTTCTCCAAGCTAAATTTTCCAAAGAAAACATATATTTTTTAACCCTACCGTTTTGTATGTTTGTAGAGTCAGGACCAGTCATAGGTGCAATATTAAGGTTGTAAGTAGAGTCAAGTACAGAATATGAAGCTCCCCTTATGTTACCTTTATTATTTCTTAACTTACTTTTTTGTAAATTTTTGTAAGTGTAATATGGTCTATCCTTAGTAAATAACCTACAATACTCAAACCCCTTTACATCGGTCACAGGATTATCGGGGTCAGGTTGTACTGAAGTTGGGGTAACGTATCTAAATACTCTCGACCCTTTTGTCATTTCAATATAACCGTCATTGAAAACCTTAGATACTTGGTTAATTGCGTTTCCAACATGTTGTGCTTTGTTTGATGACCTACTACCCGCATCTATTAATTTTTGTGTTATATCTAAAATAGACCCGTCAGTTAACGTTAAATCTGAAGATTTTGATTTATCAAATGTATTTTTAAGTATTTGGTCTAAACCACTATCTGTTGAATTGACCGCTTGGTTATTATAACCAACAGGTTGTCCAGGTTTAATGTAAGTGTTATTAGATGTTGTCCATGTGAAATTACCAATAAGGGTTCCACCACCAATTACCCCTTTAGTATCTGAAGCTCCATCAAAAAAGTTTCTACTATTAATTCCAAAAAATCTATTGTTTACTGCGTTACCTTCATATTCTTTTCCAATTATACCATAATCAAAAACAGGTCCAATACTAGGTTGGTCACCCTTACCTAGTGGAATTTCATTTGATGGACTTACCACCTCTCTTACGAAATTTTTAGTGTTTCCAACATAAAAATTAGGTTTAGGAGATGAAAGGTTAGGACTCAATAATGATTCAAAATTGTAGTCAGGTCTATATTGATTGAAAAATAATTGGTCAAACAATAACGATCTAGTTGCTCTTGATGTATTTGCTAAAAATCTTTCTGACCCCGAATCAATATTTGCGGATAATATTTTATTTGTAAAGTTACTAATCAAACTACCAACAGCACCAATAGGGTTTGCCAGTGCTTGACTTAGGAAGTTTCTTTCAGGATAATCAAAATATTCCCCTGGTATAATTGAATAAGGTGAGTATAAACCTGATAATCTTGATGTAAAACTAAGTACATCGCCAACAATTGTTGATGGTTCTGTAATTGTATAATTTTTTTGTATAAGTGGGACGTTGTTTGTTGCAACTCCTAATATTTCAAACGGGTCTATTGATGGATTACCACCTATACCGCCAGAATTAGGTGTTACAGATGAGTTAGTTAATATTGATCTACCTAAAGTTTGTTGGTATAATTCTGCAGCAACTCTTGAACGAAACTCCTCTTGTAATTTTTTAGCAGCAATTTTAGCTAAGTTAGAATCGTTACTTAATGGTCCTTCACTACCATTAGGATTATTACTTGTTAGTATAGAAAACGGACTATATGATGACGCAACAAACGAAAAAGTCGTGTCACTGTTTGCGTATGGTCTATTTAATGTGTCAGGAAAAAACTCATCAATTACTAATGGTTCATAAGTACCTTCACCAGTATTATATAAGTTCTTTATATAGTTATATTGAATTGACTGTTCTGTAGTCTTGTTCGGTGCGGATGCTGTAAAATCATATTCACCCTTATTTGCTTGAGTTTGAAAATTAAGATTTGGGTTTATCATCGTCCCGAATCCATTTGGTTGGTCTTCAGGTCCGAACACATTAGCCAAATAGGATATTATTTGTGATTGCTCTGTTGTTAAATTTGGAGATGATGAACCGTAACTATATGGTCCAGAATTTGGTTTAGTCTGTTGGTTGATGTTTGGATTAATTTGTCCTCTAAAACCACCTTCAGGGCCAAAAAAGTTTGTCGTATATGCGTTTATTCTAGATTGGTCAGATGTAATATTAGGACCATTAGAAACATAATCGTAATCACCTTGGTTAGAACCGAGTGTGACTGTTGGAAACAACACCGAGTTTCCGTAACCTAGTTGATTATTGCTAGGTGTAAATTTGTTAAGAACCCTTAACAAATTTTCTAATCTATCCCCCTCTAACTCTAATGGACTTGAAATGGCATCTGAAGGTCCGTAGTTACCCTCATTTGCGTTGGTTTGTTTGTTTATATTAGGATTAATTGTCTGTTGGCTTTGTTGTCCTTCAGGTCCATATTGATTTATTACTATTTGTTCTTCTTTAAGTGTTCTTCCCCTTTTTTCTAATTCACTACCAATAGTGTCTATAAAATCATAATGACCTTCATTCGCCTTTGTTTGTTTGTTAACATTAGGAGTAACAGTACTTCTACTATCATTTCCATCAGGACCGTATTGGTTGATAATTATAAGTTCATTTTCCTTTTGTACACCAAAAGTTTCTAATAAACTACCTTGTGTATTTATATAACCATAAACTCCTTTATTAGATGTTGAGTTAAGGTTTTTGTTAATATCTATTGTATTACCAAATGAATTTGAAAAGTCGGTAGGACCATAAATGTTTTGCACGTACAACAATTTCTCAGTTGCATCACCTACATTTTCAAGTTCTGACCCAATTGTGTTTTGAAAACCGTAACTACCTAAATTACTTTTATTATTTTTATTAATATTAATAATGATTGTATCACCAAAACCACCGTTAGGGTTAAACTTATTTTGTTTAATTAATCTTTCTTCTTGAATTTTTTGTTCTACTGTAACATCAGGTAAATTGTTAACAGAATAATCTACCAAGGTAACTTCGGATGCTACTTTTAATACATCGAAACTAAACGAACCATCGACCTTATAAGGCTCGAGGTTACGAACTTGTAGTTTTTTTCTGAAGTTTTCAGTCGAATTAAATGATAGTGGACTATTCATCTATTGTTTTTCTAATAAATAGATTGAATACTATTTTTTATGATTCGAATCGGGATTTTGACTTGGATAACAAATTTCTTTGACTGAATATTTCCATTACTTTGTCTTTAAGATTTCTTTGAAATTCTGCATCTCTACTCAACATATCAGCTATTGGTCCCGATGTTAACCCTTTAACATTCAAATCAACACTAATGTTGAAATTATTATCTATTGTTTGTTTTGTATTTTGTGTAGTTTCAGATTTTGTTACTATTTCTTGTGGTGGAATTGGTCTTAGGGTGGGTTCTTTAATTTCTAAAGTTGGTATGTTGTCACTTAAATTTTGTGATTGTAAATAAACGTCTTTTAATAAACCTATTTTTTTATCCAAATCCGGCGCAAACATCGCTTGGTCATCTTTAATAAAGTCAAACATTTGACCCTTTCCTAAAGATAAAACTTTTTTTCCTTCACCAAAAAAAGCATCGTTTTGAAGATTAGTTGCTTCAATATTTGTTTCAAACGGGGCATCAAATGTTGTTGGTTTATTATCTTCAATTTCTTGTTTTTGTGCCTGTATTCGAGTGCTCACTTGGTTAAAATCTTTTCTTGCTTCACTTACTAAACTTCCAGACTTCTTTTGTATATCACCCACTTTATCAAAAACTTCTGCAGATTTGAGAACAGCATCTATAGCCGTTTGTCTTTCAGTGTCTGTTAAATTCGTCAATAAATAATCTCTTATTATCCTCATGTCTTTTTGTTGGGTTTCCTCAACAGTTAATGATTGTTCAGCTAACTTACGGTCAGAAAGAGTTGCCTTTTTTTGGTATTCTTCTAAAGCAGCTTGAAGAGCTTTCGGGTTATCACCTATAGATTTTACTAAATCAGTTGTTTCAAATCCAGGAATTCTTAATTCTAACTTTCCTCCTTTACCAATTTCAGTTAAAGATTTTACTAAGTTCATTGACTCTTGTGGTATACCTGAAATGTCAACTCCTTGTGCCAACATTTTGTCACTAATGAATTTTTGTTTTGCAGCCTCTCTACCAATTTGAATGAACTTTTTGTAGTCCCCATTTATAGCTTCAACAGATGCCTTTAACCTATCTCTTTGTAGTGCATCTATCGTTATTTCACCTGTTGCGTCATTTACCTTAAATGCTGATTGTGCAAGATTAATAAATGAATCTTGTAGTTTCCCTACATCGTTTCTTCCTGCATTTAAAAGTTGTGTGAAATTTGTTAAGTCAGAACCAAATCCGCCAATCATACTAAGTGTTTGCGCCATTTCGATAGCCTTTTCAGGATCCAACAAATTATCCATAGTTTGTTCACTAACTATATCCCCCAATTCAACATTCAAAGACTGAGCCTTTGCTGTCATTTGCGTTAGACCATCAACACCACCTTTAAATGCATACGCATCAACTAATTGTAAATTCTTATTAACCCCCTCTAAAAGTTTTGCAGCATCAAGTCCAGACTGTCTTGCAATTTTTGCAATCTCTGCCATTTTTTCAGCACTTTTTGTTTGTGATTTGAGTAATCGAACGAATGAACCTTCTAATTTACCTATATCTTTTGCCGCCATACCTGTTGTTTTTGTAAGGGCAACCATCTGTTCAGTGGCAGCAATTGAAGGTAAAGTCATTTTACCCATATCTGAGTTAAGATTTTCCACGACATCCGTCAAATCTGTAAATGATCCGCCAAATTTTACAGTTTCTTTGTAAGAACTAATTAAACTTTCTCTAAGTTGATTTGAACCGACAACAATACCAGACGTAATAGTTCTGTTCAATTTTTTTGCACTATCCTCCATTGCGGTTAAAGTGGTAAGTGTTGTTTCGGCAGCATTTGTTACACCTTTTTTAAAGGCATTACCTATATTGGTTAAAATATCACCGTAACTGGTACCAGCCTGTTCAAATTCATCTAAAGTAGTGTCAGCAAAAAGTAACATGGATTAATTTTATATATAAATACGCAAAACTATTTTTTATTGAACTCTTCAATTAGTTTGTTTACGAAGTATTTTCTTTCGTAAGTCGGTACTTTAAGTAAGTCTTGATATGAAAAATGACCGTATTTTATTAGATAATAAAACTCATCTAATAAATTAATTTTATGATTGGAAGAAAGGCCGAAAAAATTCAACCCCAAAGGACAGATTAACTGTTACCTTTTCTCCTGACGGGGCTGTAATATATCTTGTTAAATCTAATTGTGGTTCACACTCTTTGATAAATTTTTTAAGGTCTTTAGAGTCTGAAATTGGCATGTTTAAAATAAATTCAGATATTTTAGACTTGTCTGTAATCCCATCAATTTCAACTATATGTTTTTCTAATCTTTTAGTCACTACAGGTGCAACCATATTTTGTGGGTAACTATCAGACAAAGTATCTATTTCTTTTTCGTCTTTTAAATTTAATAATCTAAATTTTACATTCTTTTTAGTCTTAGGTAATTGGAAATTAAAAAATCCATCTTCATTAGGTTCGTGTATTGCTTTTTTAACATTTAATTCTTCTAACTGTAAAGTAATATCGAATTTTTTATTTGTTGCTGGATCAGTAACAGAAAAATTATATTCAGAACCAAATGAAGTATTTCTCAAAAATATCAAAATAGCTTGAACGTCTACATTCAATAACTGATTAACATCAAACCCTGGTTCATAAATTTTATTTTTCAATAAACTATAAACAATACCATCTGAACTAATATTTGGGGACATTAACATGTTCTCATCGTTGGCCGTTAAATACCCAACTTTTAGAGATTCTTTTTTTGGTCTATAAAATAAACCTTTAGTTGGTAACTTCACAACATCGTGAGGTAAGTTGAAGTCCATTTGACCATAAGATTCTGCACTATTCATAATATTTTTATTTTAAATATACTTTACAACATATTTTTGTAAACAAAAAACCCACCTTGTGAGTGGGTTTTATACATTTTAATTTTATTATTTTAGTAAACCAAAATACATCTATCAGGTCTTAGTGTTGCGTCTATAGTCATGATATCATCTTTGTCATAACCTACGTCTCCAAACTTCACATCAGTTAAAAAACAACCTTGTAAAATCCATTTTTCAACGGCTACTCCTGTTGGGTCTAACATTTCTAAGTCAACATCTTTTTTATAACCCGCAGCATAACCCATACGTCCTGTAACAGACTCAGCGTGTAATCTTACCCACTCCATAAGTGCTTGTGCAGCTGAAGGTCCGATTGGGTCACGGAATTTCACACTGATAGTTTCCCACTCGAATCTACTAGCAACATAAGTTTTAGTGTTCAAGAATGGAATATCCTTTGCTTCAATTTTGATACTTGGTCTCGATGTACTTTCTACGTACCAAGAGTTAATCCCTAAAGAAGTAGGGAAAGTCAATATGAATCGGTTAGCTCTTTTAGGTTCATACTGAAAGGGCATTTTCATTAACAAATCAGCCATTGTCTAAATTTTTGTTTTTTCTTTTATTTTTATATATAAATATATTCAGAAACAATTTTTTCTATTTACTTTAATTATATTTAGAAATATTCTTTAACTAGAACTAGAAAATAATTAATACTCTTTCTTTTCTCCTCCTTTAGTTAAATATGTTCTTACTGGTCCTTCTGGATATTCTTGACTTAAAAAATCCCTCATTTTCTCTATATTTCTTGGGTCGTCATCTGAAAAACCTATTTTTGGTGTGAACTCTTGGTTATTTACATCATTCTTAAAATAAGCCTTTTTCCCAATCTCAGCCGCTAAATCTTGACAATAAACTATAAATTTTCTCATTGCAACAATTTTTAACTCCTCAGGGTTCGCAGCACTTCCTTGTCCAAAAGTTACAGGTTCATACACACAAAGGTCCAAATATTCGTCAATAAGTTCTTTATCTGAAAAATTTACCTCTATTTGTTCATTTATATTTTCTTCCTCTGAAAAGAAGTTTCTATATTTTTTAAGGTTTTCTATTAGGGTTCTACTGTTAATACCATTATGGTTACTCACAATAAAATTATAAACACCTTCTCTTAATGCCGATGGATTATGACCCCTTGCTGTTATAATTGCAAAAACTGAACCACCGTTTATACATTCAACAAAATCATTCCAAGATGGGCCTGGTTTTGCTAACATCGAGTCGATGACAAATCTTTTGTCCCCCATTTCTTTAAAGAATCTGAATGGTTCTTTTGCATAACCAACAACTGTAGTACCCTTATAACTAAATGGTTCACTACCTATTTGGTGTCTGTGTTCAGCAAAATCTTCAGTAGACATACCTACTTCTTCTTCATTTTCAGTCATTACCATAATTTTGGTTGACATAAAAACGATATTATCGTCCCAATCAAAGGCATAATATTTAGTGTCAGGTGTACCTGATTCATCAATACCTTCATTAACTACTCTTTTTAAGTAATTGTAAACATATTTTTTAATGTCCATTATTTTCTTAATTTTTTAAGTAAGGTTTCTAATTGAGACTCAGTGATAATCACATTTTGTTTTTTTGAAGAAAAAGTTTCAACATTTTGTTTTTTATCTCCTAAAGTTTCTTTGATAATTTTTTTTTCTATTTTCATAGTTTTTTTAATATAAATATAATAAGGGGGACATTTCTATCCCCCTTTTTTTATTTTGTATTATACATCATCAAATGATGCACCTGTTGGTGTAATTACAAACTCGATGTCGATGTATTCTAATGCTCTTGTTGGTTTTAAGAATATCTTACCAGTTAAAGTATTAGAATCCAAATCTTCAGGAGTATTTGAGACAGTCACTCTAAAGTCAATTAAACCTCGGTCTCTTCTAATTTGGTCTAAGATTGGGTTAACTGAATCTAAAAAGTCTTGTCTTACTTTATCATCATTTTGTTCAAACAATAATCTGATTGCTACCGCTGAAATTAATTTTCTCGCTTGTAGTAATAATCTTCTTACGTTGATTCTGTCAAGTGCAGACTCTCTAATTTGTAACGTTTTATTACCCCAAATAACAGTACCAACATCAGAGAACGTAGCGATTGGATTTATTCTACCTTTGTATAAAGTATCTCTATCCTCTTGAGTTAATTTTCTTCTTGCTTTAATTGAATTAACTAAACCTCTTGTGTAACCCGCAGATGCGAACCAAGGGAATGCAATGTTATCAGTTAAAGCCAAGTTTCTTACTACCTCAGCAGTTGGTGGTAAATAAATTTGTGTATTATTTACTGTGTCTCTTGTTAATACCCATGGGTAATAAGTTGCAGTGTAATTTGAATCAATCCCTGTCTCTTCTAAATTATCTACTGCCTCTTGAGGGTAGATAAGTCCTTCAGATACATCGTTCCATGTTGGTAGGAACATGTTGAAATCAGGAGTAGTACAAATGTAAATTGAGTCGGCTCTATCTGATTCTATCAAATCAATTGCGTCTTCAACTAAATTAGAGTTATTTACGTAATCAATACCAGGTGTTGTAAATACGTTGATATTAACCGCTTCTGGATTGTTGAATGTAGTTTGACCCCATTTGTAAGCGTAGTAGTCAGTGTTAGCCCAAGTCTCTTGGTTTGGACCTGAAATTTGCTTGAACGCTCCCCATCCTGTAGCCGTAGGGTATGTTGCTGACGGTGCAGCTCCGTATTTATAACCTGTCTGTCCTAATGCGAATGTGTCTGAATTTGTTCTATATTCTCTGTAAATATCCCATCCGTCGAATCCACCTGCAGGGTATAAAGTAAATTTACGAGTATTCAAACGGTAGTATGGATTATCTGCATCCGTAGGTTCCGAGTTAAAAGACCCAACACCCACTTCAAATGCTGACTGACCCGAAGTTGAATATCCTGCAGCTATAGTTACTATGGTTGCCCCACTATCCATGTGGAAACCTTTTACTTGGTAATTCCAAACAGGACCAGTTGTATCAGTCTGTATGTTTGCCGGTTGTTGTTTACCTTTATAATCGAAGAAATCATAATCGACACCGGTAATGTTTGAAATCCCTAAGTATGCCTTTCTTGGATTTTCACCGTTAGAAATAACAGAATTATCCCCTCCTGATGTGGAACCAAATGGTGGGTTGTAAATTACTTCACCTGGTTTTAAATATTTTGTTTTATAAACAATGAACGGTGGTGTTGCATCATCATATAGTCTCATAGTATAACCTTCAAAACCACAAGGTAGTGCATCTTCAGGTGCTTCATCACCCATCTCTAACATTATATATTTAGAGTTTAAGTTATACTCACCATTAGCAGTACCAATTTTGTTAGCTATAAAGTTATTTTGTGTTGGGTCTAATGAACAGTTTGTGAAACTTTCAATTACTCTCACATTTTGGTCGTTATCGTAAAAATCTCGTACAAAGACATCAAATGTTCTATTATTAAATGACATGTTTGCTAATGAAATTTTTACTAATCGGTTAGCGGCATTACCATCGGAAATTAATTTAAATTTGAATAATTTATAAACTTTATTCCCTCTTAATTCTGAAACAACATAAGGCGTTTCAGGTGTTTGGTATTGTTCTAAATAGAATCCAATAGAATTAGTGTCCAATGATCTAGCACTATCAAGTTCAACTAAATTACAATTTAATCCTCTGACATAACCTTGTCTATAACCATTTAAAAGAAGACTACTATAAACCTCCTCAACAAATAAAGGCACTTCCGTTCTATCTTTACCAAAATTACTTCTACCAAATACTTTTGATATGTATTCAGAATCTGACGTCAGCATTGATGTTTCAAAACTAAATGTGTCGGCATCTTTTGTTGTACCGGTAATTAAGAATGTTGCGTATGGATCTGTTGACACACCTGAGTATGCGCCCGTACAAACCATACTCACATCTGTTGTGCCCGTTACTTGATAAAGTGGTCCGTTTTGTGATGAAGAATAATTGGTAATACCTCGTGATCTTAATGTTGTAACTACAACATTATCCCATGTTGTGTTTGCTGTTGCCACATAGTTACTATAGAAAACAGAAACAGTACCTGAATATGTTCCTGCCGTTGCACCTGTAGTGATAGTGGCCATTGCCGCACCAAAACCATAACCCGCATAAGTTCCTGTCGGTGATGCTGGTGTATAATCAAATAATGCATAGTACCAAGCATCATTTGTAGACGCCGAAACATTTGTAGAAGTAAACAATATACTTGGAACTCCGAAAGTTTCGGTAGATGCTGAGATCGTACCCGAACCGTTTAATGTAACGCCTGTTACTGAGTTAGCTGTTGATTGACTAACTGAACCCCAAAATTGAGCTGATGTTCCTGTAAGTGGTGATGATGCTACATAGTATCCGAGTTGAGTTGATATGTATGATTGGAAGTCAGCGTTTAAAGATGAAGTACCGCCATCATATTGTGTATAAGTGCTATAAAAATCTGAAGTTAAACCAGCGGGTACTGATGTAATTGTAATATTAGAACTTGAACCTGTCGTACCGGTAAATTGGATTGTTTGAGGACCTGTACTTGTAGTTGCCGATAGGGTTGCGGGATTTAAATTACCTATAGTGGTAATTGACCACGAAGGTCCTGCATCATACCCTGACAAACCTAAAACTCTTGTAACAAACAACTGATTTGATTGTTGTAAGTAAGATTTTGCAATATATGATGTTTCATATTTAGGAATCTGTGTGTTAACAAATTTCTCAGGAGAAGTACCACCAAAATATACTTGGTACTCATCAAAATTTGTTATAAAAATTGGTTCGAAAGCGGGACCTTGTAAGGTCTCACCAACTAAACCAAGAGTTGTTACACCCACACTTTGTGCAACAAATGTTAAATCTCTTTCAGATGTATACACACCAGGAGACACAAATACTTTTGTTGATGAAGCCATTTTTAGTTATTAATAAATGATTTATTTTATCTATAAATACATCATCAAAAAGTAAAAATCTGACCCTTAAACTAATATTTTAAAGAGAGTATGTTTTTTTTCTGCCTTTTTTCTACCCAAACAAATATTTATTCTTAATGAAAAAAATTAAAAATATTAAGATATCCATACAAAGTCATGAAACACTAAAAAAGTATTGTGATAAAAAAGGTTTGAAAATATATAAGTTTTTAGAAAACTTAATAATGGAAAACTGTAAAGAGGTAAAAGATATCTATGGTGAATAATTACACTAATGTTACGTTTGTATAAAGAGTGGCAGATTCGGATAGATTTATTTTGTTAACTTGTATGTTTAAAGTATCTCCGTCATTTACCTGAATCGTCTCGATGTCATCACCCAAATAGTACGTTACGTTATTTCTTGTTATGTAAACAGAATAACCTGGTGTACATGAAGAACCATAATTTAATGTTCCTCCTGTGGTATTTGTTAATGTTGGTGTTGACCCACCTAACGCACATACATTACCATTACTACCAGGAGATAAAGAAACAGTAGTACTCGTCCCATTACAATTGGTATAGTTTAGTGTATTATTAGTTGTTGAACTGTAAGTTAAGTCATAACAGTTTTCAACATTAGAGGTTCTTAAAATTTTGATGTTTGCATTATATCTAAAAACTTCAGTCAACGAGGTATTACCTGCAACAAATAAAAAATCTAACGTAAAATCAGTTGGATTTGGCGGTTCAATCACAGCCTTTTTAGTTTTTCTTCTTGTGTCAAACTCAAACAAAGTTAATTGTCTAGAAATTGCAGGTGTCACTTCAAATTCTTCTTCATCAATTAAAAGACCCAACATTACAATTTTATATGTTGAAACATAATATTTTCTTTTTTCTAAATCTTTTACAGACTCGTCACTAACGTCCTCTAATTTTAAAGGGATAAAGTGACCTTTTATTTGGGTGTATGCCTGTTTAGAAGTAAATGTTCTCATCATTATTTTGTTGAAATCATTAACTTCTCTCATTCTATTACAAAATATTCTCACATTGTATGTGATGTCTACAGGTATTGGTTGAGGTATTTTATATACATCTGCACCCTTTCTTTGACCGTCCCAAGTTGGGACACTATAATAAAAAAATTGTCTCCTTTCAGGAATGTTAGCTCTTCCTGCATTATTTGTTCCGTATTTTACTTCAGGCATTCTAACAGTTGAAATAAATGGTAATGTAATATTACTATCTAAATCTTTAAAGTCCCATGTTTCGGTAAACTGTATCCAACTTTGATTAGTAATAATTCTATCAATTGTTGGTACTTTTTTTTCATCTACGGATAGTTCTAATTGATTTTTCACAAAATCTAACATTCCCCTATCTAAATCTGAGTGTAGAACTCCTTTTGGTAAAAAGGTACCTTTATCGGTAATTTCATCCAAAAGTTCCTGCCTTCTTTCTTTTCCTACTTTTTCAGGAACTAAAGGTAATTTTTTAATAAATTGCTTTGGTAATGCCATTTTTATATACCTCTAAATTCGTTATCGGTTACAGGTGCCGCTTTTATTGTCCTGTAAAAAGGTTTATATCCACCGTAAGAATGTTTTAAATCTGAAACTACCCTTCCATCGTCAACCACACTATAGTATCTTACTCTATTTTCTGTTTCATAATAACCTATATAATCACCCAAAGATATTTCTATACCTAATTCAACAAGTGTTTTTTGATAAACACTCACTGTCAAATTACCCGGTTCGGATTGATAAAGTTTTGAAGACCCTAAATCGGTATTTGTTGGTGTGTCAATTTTTACATAACCTTTAAATTCTACAGGTGGTAGAAACTGTATGGTATCTGAAATGGCTTCACCATAAACATCGTCAGTATCGGTCCTTTGTCTGTCAACTCTATATAAGACCAATGAAAAATTCATATCACCAAGTAACCATTCTTCACCCATAGAAAGGTCTAAGTCAAAGTCTTGTTCAGAAAAAAACTTATTTAGTCTGGTTATTGGAACTCTATTATCTGCCATACCTATAAATACTTTGATTGATTTTTTATGGTTGTTTATTATATTTTAATATATAATGGAAGATTTTGTGCATAAAACACCCGAATCAAAAGCCCTTTTAATATTAGACGATTATGAAGGGTCAAATAATTACATCCTTAATTTAAAACACAAAAAACAAAATAGTAAGTCTTTTGTTCCTACGAGACCTCAGGCGGATTACATCAATAATTATCACACATTACAACCAAAAGTTGCAAAAAAATGGGTCAAGTTAGACTCTTATTTTGGTAAAAAACTAATGGAAGATAAGATGTATACCAAAGAACCTTCAGAAATTTATGTCGAGAAGTTGTTGGTTGAAAAAGATAAAGCTTATCATATTTGGGGTAAAATATTTTCAGGAGAAACTCTACATGACTTTTGGATGCCAAAATCGGCATTATTAAAAGATAATGAAGTTAAAAATATTTCTATAGATTATGGTAAATACACCCATAGACCACCTATGGAACACCAAAAAGAGGCAATTGAAAAACTTGTAAAAAATAAAAAGTTTATTTTGGCTGATGATATGGGTCTTGGTAAAACTACTTCAACAATCATCGCAGCTTTAGAAACGGGAGCTAAAAAAGTTTTAATTGTGTGTCCTGCATCATTAAAAATAAATTGGCAAAGAGAGATTGCAAATTATTCAGATAGAACCGTATATATTGCAGAAGGTAAGAAATTTTCAGATGAACATGATTTTGTTATTGTGAACTACGACATCTTAAAAAATTTCCACGACACTAAAGAAAAAGATAAGTCTGAAATAATGAGGATTAATTTTGATTTGGTAATCATGGATGAAGCACATATGATTTCTAATCCGCAAGCACAAAGAACAAAAATCGCTAACGACATCGCAAGTAAATCAAATAGAGTTTGGTTGTTATCGGGAACACCTATGACATCACGACCTATGAATTATTACAATTTATTAAATCTTGTTGATAGTCCAGTTGCTATGAATTGGATGGCTTATGCTAAAAGATATTGTAATGGATTTCAATTTAGTGTAGGTAAAAGAAAGGTGTGGAATGTTACAGGAGCATCCAATCTTGATGAATTAAGAGAAAGAACCTCAACACACATACTAAGAAGATTAAAAGAAGACGTTTTAGATTTACCTGAAAAAATTATCACACCTGTTTATTTAAGACTCAAATCTAAAGATTACGAAGAATTAATGGGTGAGTATTTTAATTGGTATGACCAGAACCCTGAAGAGTCTTCTTCACTTACAATTCAGTTTTCAAAATTAATGAAAGTAAGAAAAGTCATTGCTCAGGAAAAAATTAATAACACAATCGAGTTAGCGGAAAACATTATAGAACAAGGTAAAAAGGTTATTATATTCACAAACTTTACCGATACACTCAATCAAATCTATAACCACTTTGGTAAATCTGCGGTTTATTTAGATGGTAGTTGTTCTAAGTTTCACAGACAAAATGCGGTCGATGAATTTCAAACAAACGATAAAATCAAAGTATTTGTTGGGAACTTGAAAGCTGCGGGTGTTGGGATTACTTTAACCTCAGCGGAAGCCGTAATCATGAATGATTTGTCTTTTGTACCCGCAGAACATTCACAAGCAGAAGACAGGTCACACCGTATCGGACAAAAAAATTCAACATCAGTGTATTACCCTCTATTTGAAAATAGTATTGAAGGTGCAATATATGATATCCTTAACAGAAAGAAAAAAATTATATCAACGGTAATGGGTGACGATACTTTTGACGAGGCGTCGGTAATCGAAGAAATGTTAAATATGATTTCTAAAGGAAGGTGATATTTATACATATGAATGTAGAAATATCATATAAAGGAATTACACCTAAGACAGACCAAGAACTTCTTATTAAAAGGTTTATAAATTTTTTAAAAAGAGAATACCCATTAAAGGGTGATGTTAGTATTGTCTTTACTAATAAAAGATATGGAACTATGTCAACGGGGTCCAGAACCGACAAAAGCACTTTAAAGGTTTTAGTAAAAGATAGACTCAACAGAGATATATTAAGAACTTTATCCCATGAATGGCAACACGAATATCAAAGAACTGTGTTGAACAGAAAAAAAGGAAAAGACATCGGAGGTAAAAATGAAGATGATGCTAATGCAGCCTCAGGTAAAGATGTAAAAAATTTTGAAAAAAATAACAAAAAGTTAGAAGATATCATATATACTAAATTTGAAAAAAAAATAAATGAGATTGAGACTAAATTAGATTTAATCTCTACGGTCAAACAAAAAATAATTAATGAAATCAAACATATTAGTGTTGATAAATTACCTTACCAATTCGATTCCTTAAATAAGTTTATTGATACTGAGACTATGAAAACTCATTACAATAAACACTACAAGGGTTATGTTGAAAAATTAAATGCAGAGTTAGATAAAGTTTCAGGCAAAGATTTAGATTTAGAAGAAATAATAATAAAAATTTCTAAATTCAACACAAAGGTTCGTAATAATGGTGGTGGAGCTTTCAATCACGCATTATTTTGGAAAATGTTATCACCTAAAAAACAAGAAATTTCTGACCCAATAAAAAGTAAAATTGATAAGCATTTCGGTTCATTTGAAAAGTTTAAAGAAAAATTTGAATCAGAAGCAAAAAACAGATTTGGTTCTGGTTGGGTTTGGTTAGTTTTAACTAAAACAAACGGATTAAAAATAACCACAACACCAAATCAAGACAACCCATTGATGGACATTGAAAAAAACGGAGGTTATCCCCTTTTAGGTTTAGATTTATGGGAACATGCATACTACCTGAAGTACAAAAATGAAAGAGATAAATACATCAATAATTTTTGGAAAGTAGTGAATTGGGGATTCGTCAATGATTTGTATACCACACAAATAAAAAGAAAATCATAATTGATTTTTATTTATAAGATATTTATATAAAAAAATATTCTTATGTCCACAGTAATAATCACAGAGCCTGAAAGAAGTAAACTTTATAAAAGGATTAAAAATCTTTTAGGAGCCCCTTTACGTGCTGTTGAATTGGAGGATGAAATGATGGATTCATTGTTGGAACTTTCTATTCAAGATTACGCACAGCATGTTAATGATTGGTTGATTGAAAGTCAGTGGTCCTCACTATATGGTCTTAATTTAGATGAACAATCCCTTACAAGGGCATTCACTACTAGATCATTAGATTGGGAAACACAATATACTTACGCATATTCTAAAATTGTCGGTTTACAGGCTGGCGGTGATTGGGTATTAAAAAAAGACTATATAGATTTAGTTGCAGGTCAACAAATATATGAAATCCCCGCAGGTAGAGAAGTAAATGAATTATTATGGTTTACAAGATCTGAATTGGATGCGGCATATTTTGACCCATTCATGGGAGGTTTTGGTGGATTTGGTGGTATTGGTTTAGGTGGTGGTGCCGGATTTTCACAGATGGGTACAACGGGTAATTATTTTATAACACCGGCCTTTGACATACTTTTAAGAATGTCGGATATTAACATCAAAAGAAGAATCATTACAGGTGACCTTACTTATAGAATTACTGCGTTACCTGAAGGAAAAAAGGCACTTCATCTTATGAACGTACCAGGTGGAAGATTCGATTTTGGAAATATTAATTTCCAAGAGTATAAAGTTTGGTATTGGTATTATGATACTTTTGATAGGGATAATTGTTTAAAGGCGAATCCCGATATTGTTAAGTTACCTTCTGATGTTCCTATTGATGAAATGAGATGGGATGAACTTAATTCACCGGCTCAAACTTGGGTTAGAAGATGGTTTACTGCATATTGTAAAGAAACTTTAGCAAGAGTTAGAGGTAAGTACAGCGGTAATCTTAAAACACCTGATTCTGAACTTACACTTGAGTACCAAAGTTTACAAACTGAGTCTAAAGATGAAAAAGCTATGCTATGGGAAGAACTAAAAGCAAGACTCGAAAGATTAAGACCTGAAAAACAATGGGAAATAAAAGGTATCCAAGCCGAAAACATGAACAAATCTTTGAAATTTAGACCATTTACAAGTCCATATACTGTTATATAATTTATTTATGCCTGTATTTAGATCAATACCATCCTTAAGGGTTATTAATGGAACTCCTATAGAAACCTCTGATTCCGCGGTAGTAATCAATCAAGATTATGAAACTAATGGTGAATATGTTATAATTTACAAGGGAGATGAAAATCATAAATTAACTTTGAATCATAATAATACAGACCACGTTGTGGTTAAGTCTCTTACTAACGTTTTAGTTTTTTCAGAAAATTTAATTGATGAGGAATTTAATGAAGTTGAGTTAGACAAAGGGTCTTGTGTTGAGTTTAAATATATTAATGGTTTTTGGTATATCTTATCTTCTGATGGATTGAAAAACTCTTAGTCGAAACTAAGAGCCATCAAATCACCATCAACATCAAATTCGTAATACTCATCAGCATCTACTTTCTTTTGTTGTTGGACATATTGTTCCATTAGACTTCTGTTATTTTCAACCCATTCAGTATCCACTAAATCAACTGTCCCTTCCAAATACATATAGTAAGGGTCAATACCTACATTTTTCCAAAACGTTAATTCTGTATCAGATAATGTTAATACTTCCTCTAACGTATCTTGGTGAGCCTCTTTCATAGGATAACCACGCACTAATTCAGTTTGTGTTTTAGTAAAGATAGGTCTATCTTTTGGGTTTTCAATTAAAATGTCTTCTCTAATTTCAGGTTTATAAACAACAAGTAACGGTTCGATTCTTTTATTAAACGCCGCCAAATATCTCGGAACATTATACTCACCTAATAAATCAGGGTTCAATTCAATGTCACGTTCATCAATCAAATAACAATTCAAAACTAATTCATCTTTTTTCTTTTGAACGTCACCATGAGATTTTTTCTCACCATTATTCACATAAAAGATAGTATCACCAAGACCTGGATTCTTACCTTCTTTAATCAAAAGCTCCATGTGTGCCTGACGAGACATCATATTACCTGCCTTTGTTGTTTTAGTAATGTGAACTTTATAATCATCAATTGATTGTTTAACACGAGCTTTGTTTGCGATTTTAGCCAAAGGAATTTGTCTATTGTAAAGTTTATCTACATACTCATAGTAGAAATCCAAGAACTCACCACCCTTACCATCTAATAACATTCGAAGGCCTGTATCCAAAAACTCAGCAACATATGTTTGAAGTTTTTTAGATTTAATTGTATTACCAGTAAGTTTTACTTTACCCTTGTCTGTAAGAAGTGCGTAGTTTTTACGAGCCACATTTATAGTTGAAGGCCAAACACCGTCAATATCTAATCCCATTTCACCTCGTAAAAATAAATCGTTGTATTCTGCAACATCCGCTTCAGCACCAACATATTCTTTACCTTCTTTAACCAGACCATTCAAACCTTTACCGATGTACTTATAAGTCTCCCTATCTTGTGGTGTTTCAAAGTTTACACCGTCCGTGTCCATTACAAGTGGAACATAACCTCTTTTCATAAAGAACATAATCATTTGACGAAGGTATTGTCTACCTGTACAAGTAATCTGTTCACCCATATCAATATCTCCCCACGGAAATACTTGTGGAGCTGATAATGAACCAAAGAATGCGTTGATAAAGATTTTAATTGGTAATTGTTTACGGTCATAAGAAATAGCAAGTTTGGGGTCAATAGACTTATATTCGCTCGCTAAGTTCTTGTATTTGATACGAGTATCACGGAAATACTTTAACATACTCTTCATTGCTCCTGTTACGTCACATTTAGGGAATACGTCGTGAACCAACTGAATAGATGGGTATAGTGAAGAGTAGTCAAGTTTCAATACGTTTTTAGAGAACCCAACCTGAACCAAACGAGAAAGACCTCCCGTAAACTTTCTTTTCTCTAATTTTCTTGGTAACGCTAAATTATGTTTATATGACCATGCGGACATAATCATTTTCCATAACGTTGCGGTTCCCATCGTTGAAAGTCTTTCATAGGTTGTTGGTACAAGTTTAGACAACAAGAAGTTTGCTTGGTTGAATTGTTCATCAACCACCATTGTTTCATAAAGGTCATCGTCCAAGTAGTCTTCAATGATTTTTGAACCTGTAACTAATTTATAAACATCATCTCTTCTTTTACATACTTCATCTATTTTTGAATCAAACCCAACTTTTTTGTAAGCTCCGTTTTCTTTGTTCATCCAATATTCAAAATTATCAAAATAGATTTTACCAATCTTATCACCTTCAACATAAACACGATTTGGTTTTTCTGCTTCAATAAATTTGGTAATATACTTCAAAGACCAACTCTTAATATCTGAGTTGATTGCTTGTGCTCTACGAACCGCATGTGCAATATCCACAATATTATATCCCCACATCTGAGTCTGAACGTATGGTTCCATTTCATTTGCCAACTTTAAGATACCATCTTTTTGTTTCAATGTATAATCAGGATGTAAGGTCTTTGATATTTTTTTGATGTTTAATTTCAAAATTTCTGCTCGTTTCAAAATAAACGGGAAGTCAAAGAATGCTGAGTTGTACCCCCCAATCAAAGATGGTTTTAACTCATCAATAGTCTTAAAGAAGTCGACAATCATTTGTCGTTCTTCATCTTCATTTTGCGCTGATAATAATTTTAGAAAACCACGATTGTCTTTCATCCCTATCAAGAATATCTTACTTGTTTTGGGGTCAAGACCTGTGGTCTCGATATCGAATACAAACCTGTGGATTTCATCGTATTCA